CTTGAAGATGTGCGTAGTGGGAGTTGCGCCGCGCGGCTTCATCCACTTGCCATCCCACCAAAGGAAGGCATCCTTTTCCTGAGCACCGGCCAGCGAGATTCGAAAGTCGTCATCAGGGTCCACAGCGCCAGCGAAGCGGTCCGGGGTTACTACCTCAAGCAGGTGGCGCTCGATGGCCTCTTCGTCCACGATGACGCCATTGACGCGATCAATACCTGCTGGCGCCTCACCTTCTGGCAGCAATTGCACTGCACCCACGCAATCGCGACCGATCGCGGCTAGCAAGTCGAAGGCCTCGGTGGACCCTGTTTTGAACCGGGCGGCAACGCGTTTGCGGATGGCATCGCTGTCAGGCAGTAAGCCTTCGAAGTAATGGGCAACGTTATCGCCCTTCAAAAGTTCGTTGTTAAGGTTGAAGGGCAGTGACAACGACAATGGCCGGCCACGCGGAGAAGCGAGCCAGCCCGGGTCGTATTGCAGCTCCATGTCGCCACGCGCCGTGATGGTCCAACGCCCCACGTACTCGCCGTTAGCCCAAAGCGTCAGAGTTTGACTATGTGAGCGCCGTCCCATCTCACCACTCCGCCTTGTTGGTTGATTCCAGGCTCTCGCGCTCGCCCAGCCGTAGTTCCAGCCCTACAGCAGCACCCCAGCCCAGCAGCTGCTTGAAACTCAGTTCGTCCGGGTGTTGTTCCAGATACGAAACTCGATTCTGACTTAGGCCCAGCCGGCCAGCCACCTCTGCTTGTGTGAGCTTGCGGCGCTTACGAGCAGCCTTTAGCAACTGACCGAGCTGCAAGGCTGTCACAAGAGGCTGGAATGAGTGTGGAGTAGGCATACAAAGTATCTGTTATACAGCTATTTTAATTTTAGCTGAATTACAGCTAAATAACAAATAGCTGTATATCAGATATGTGCCCTGCTTATGCTACCTTTTCATGCAATCGAATCAAAATTCGAAATCAGCAACTCCCCCTTCGACGCGCGCCCCTGCCCGGCGCTGCCGACGGAATAGCGAATGCTCAGCCGCTGCATCGGAAACCGCGCAAACACTTCGCGCATCTCCGGAATGTCGTTCACGCTGACCACAGCCTTACCCTTCATCGTAGCCATGGCCTCCGCCATAAGCGCGTACTGCTCCAGCCCAAAATCCACGCCATACCCCTCAGTCCCCCAGTACGGCGGGTCCATATAAAACAGGGTGTGCGGCCGGTCGTACCGCCGGATGCATTCCAGCCAGGGCAGGCGCTCAATGGTCACCTGGTGCAGCCGCATATGCACCGCGCTCAAATCCTCCTCGATGCGCATCAGATTCAGCCTCGGCTTGGCCGTGGTGGCGGTACCGAAGCTTATCCCCTCCACCTTCCCGCCAAAGCCGCATTTCATCAGATAGAAGAAGCGCGCCGCCCGCTGGATCTCGGTCAAGGTCTCCGGCGGCGTGGCGTTCAGCCAGCCATACAGCTCCCGGCTGTTCAGCGCCCACCGGAAATGCCGCACGAACTCATCCAGGTGGTGCTGCACCACCCGGTACAGGCTCACCAGCTCGCCGTTGATGTCGTTCAGCACCTCCACCTTGGCGGGTTCCTTCAGGAAGAACAGCGCGGCGGCGCCGCAGAACGGCTCCACGTAGCAGCTGTGCTCAGGGAACAGCGGCAGGATGTGCGGCGCCAGGCGGCGCTTTCCGCCGATCCAGGGCACCATGGGCATGGCTTGGGGTGTGGCCTGGTCGGCCCGGGGGGTTCTTGCAGTCGTCATCAGTCTTCAGTTGGGTTGATGACGCTCGGGGGCGTTCTGGTGTGGGGCTCGCGACCCGCAGCATGTTCAATGTCCCGCAGCGCGGGCACTTGATATCGTGGCTCACAAATTCGGCCATGGCCAGCTTGCGCTGGCACTGACCACATCTCACTTCTTGCATCTTCGGCATCATCCATAATGCCCTGGCCTAGCTAGGTGGCAGGGTCTTTGGTCAATGCCGTGCGTGATCACGGCGGAGACGTTTGCCTGGGGTGTTACAGCACCACAGGCATTCGCCCTGTCTTTTTTGGTGGACTACTCGGAAGCTACTCGCTCTCGGTCGACTCCTCCACCACGTACTTGTTGAAACGCACCACCTCTTCGCCCAGCCAATCATTCAGCTCACGAAAGCGCGCCTGCAGCGGCTCAATCTCATTGCGGGCAAACACCCTGGCGGCGGGCAGGATGGCGCCAAAGCCGCCGGTATTGCCGGGCACGATACCCATCAGCTGCGGCGGAATGCGGTGCGCGGCCAGCTGGTCGTCGCGGCTCACGTTCTTGATGTTCAGAAAATCGTCGCGGGCCGCCACCTCGCTGACGGGGATCACCTGCACGCCGTCCTTCTTGCCATTGGGCGAATACAGGAACAGGTTGCGGAAGTTACCCGGCCCCTTCGCTTCCTTCAGCGCAGTGCGGATGGCGTCCACGTCTTCCTGCTGCTGGGCCGGGTCGCTGATGTACAGAATGAAGCCCGCATGGCTCCCGTTGTTGTAGTACCGGCGACGGAACAGCGTGGCGCTCTCGTTCAGCCAGGCCGCCTGCAGCGCGCTCAGGTATTCGGGCAGGCCATACACCTCCTGGTTGATGTCCGGCTCCATCAGGTGGAACACGCTGCCCTTCTGGAATTCGTGCTCGTCGCTCCATCCGCGCACAAAGAAATAGGTATCCAGATCGATGCCGCGGCGCATGTATTTCGATAGCGCGTGCGCCATGCCGAGCGTGCCGCCCAGCCGGTTTGTCTTGCGCTCCAGATAGGCATTGCCAAAGGTCAAAAAGTCCAGCGCGAACTTGCTGAACGCCTCCTGGCTCAGCAGCTTGTGTGGAATGAAGGTGCTGGCCAGGATGTTGCGCTTGAAGAAGATCGCGCTGCTGTGGTGCGTGCTGGCCCGGAACGACCGGGCCAGGCCGTCCAGATTCACCGGCGGCTCGTACCAGCGGCCGTTCATCCAGCACTCGATGTAATCCAGCACCTCGCGCTTGTCCATCACCGGCACCGGGTCGCCAAAGGTGAAGGCCTCCATGCGGCCATGGCCGGGATCGGCCAGGGCCGGTACGTTCTCATTTGCAGTCATCAAGACATCTCCATGATGGATTGGTTGCTGGAGGTGGCGCCTTCCAGCGGTTCGTTATCGAGGGCATGCATGCAGGCCCAGGCCAGATCGGCATGGCCGGTCTCGTCCGTGCGCCCTGCTTCGTAGGTGGTGGCCCGGCCACTGGCCGTCAGGGTCTTCTTGATCGCCAGAAAGGCGTGGGCCAAATCCACCCAGCCCGCGTCAAACTCCAGCCGCCCCTTGCTGATCACGCTCTTGGCCTTCAGCACCATGCGCGTCTTCACTTCCAGCGAATAATTGATCGCCTTTGCGCTGGGGAAGAACTGCTTGACCAGTTGGAACACGCCCTGCCCCAGCCCGGTGGTGTCGATGCCGATAAACGTCACATTGAAGCGCTCGGTGATCTTTTTGATCGCCGCCGCCTGGGCCTCAAAGTCCAGCCCGCGCCACTGGTGGCGCTCCAGTACCTTGAACTTACCGCCCGGCGTGGACGGCGGCGCCAGCACCACGCAGCCCGCCGTGTCGCCCGTGTGCGACGGGTCATACCCCACCCACACCGGCCGGTAGCCATAGGGCCGCACAGAAAACGGCTTCACATCGTCCCAGGCCGTCCATGAATCGACCATGCAGCGCTGCAGCTCTGCCAGCGGGAACACCGACTGCGTATCGTCGATAAACCCGCACATCAGCAGGTTCTCGAACTCCTCGGAGTTGTATTCCAGCCGCAACTCGTCGATATCGAACAGGTCGCAGCCGCCGCGCTGGGCGTCGATGATGTTGACGATATTGCGCCACACCTTGTCCTCACCCGTGAAGCCGCCCGCCAGCCGGTCGTGGGACAAGTCCAGCGCAATGCGCTGGTCCTTCGGCCGGCGCTTATTGAAGCGGTCGCCGCTCCAGTGTGGGTGCGCCTGGTGCTGCACGCTCGACGGCGTGCTGAAGTAGGTCTTGCGCCAGTGCTTGTGCATCGCCATGCCGCTGGCCACCTTGTTCAGCTCCTCGAAGCGGTGCGTCCAGAAAAACTCGTCGAAGTAAAAATTACCATGGTAGCCCTGGGCCGTGCGCGCATTCGTGCCCAGGAAGTAAATGTGCGCGCCATTGCTCAGCACAATCGGGTCGCCCGCCAGCTCCACCCCGCAGGCCTCGTTGGCGAACTGGATGATGTACTGCTTGAAAATGTGCGCCTGCGCCTTGCTGGCCGACAGGAAGATCTGGTTGCGCCCGGTTTCGATGGCGTCAGCCAGGGCCTCACGGGCAAAGTACCAGGTCGCCCCAATCTGGCGCGACTTCAAAATCATCCGAGTGCGCTCATGTCC